CTGTAGGTGTAGCTGTTGGAGTCTCTGTAGGTGTAGCTGTTGGAGTCTCTGTAGGTGTAGCTGTTGGAGTCTCTGTAGGTGTAGCTGTTGGAGTCTCTGTAGGTGTAGCTGTCACACAACTACCACCAGGATAAGAAGTATATGCTCCAAGATTGTAGTTACCACTAGTGATAGTGCCAGAATATAACTTATCATCTTTTAAGAAAGTGAAATCTACTCCTAAATAAGATGTTGGAAAAGTAAGAGTTGCTATTAAAGATGAATCTAGTCTTATATACATTGTTCCTGGAACCGGTAAATCTACTGGACCACTATATTTGACACCTAGCACTTCGCATTGATAAGACTGAAATACCATTTGCATATCATTATTTTCAGTCTCAGGTCCATAAAAATATAAGAAATATTCAGTTGTTGTTGGAGTAGGGGTTGCTGTAGGAGGATATGTAAATCCTGGAGGAGTCTCTGTGGGAGATACGGTAGGAGTTGGCGATAATGTTGGTGTAGGAGTAGGTGTTTTTGTTGGTGTAGGAGTTGGCGATAATGTTGGTGTAGGAGTAGGTGTTTTTGTTGGTGTAGGAGTAGGTGTTTTTGTTGGTGTAGGAGTAGGCGTATATGTAGGAGTTACTAAATTCTCATACCCGATAATAGCGTCAAAATCAACAAAAACAGCATCACTCGAATTAACACTAGAAGATAATGTGAATAGCCCATTATCTGCATCTTCTGTAAAATAAATCTTTTTCCAAGAAGAAACAGAAACAGATGTTCCACTGTCAACAACGACAGGATAATAAGATTGTTGTTCTTCATTATAAATTCTAGACCCATTAATGTAAACCCTAAGAGAACCAGATTTAAATGTATATCCAATATATCCAATATTATTTATTATTCTAGGAACTACTTGGTAAAAATGTAAATGATAATCTGTAGGTATTCCTAAATTTGCTTTTATAACATTTCCTTGAACATTCCAAGTCACATCATTTGTATCTTGTATTGTGAAGTTTCCATTATTCGCAGTTCCAATTAAATTATCATCTTTATCTCTAAATTCAAAAGATATATTTGTTGCTCCAAAATCAACACTATCTAGCTTTGTTCTCTCATCATCTGTCATTCTAACATAGCCATTACCATCACTATGAGCCGATATACTGTGTTCTGTATTATCTATTTCTGTAGATTTTAACGTTCCATCAGTATTAATTGAAACATTTATTCTAGCTATAAGATTTTCTAAATCATTATCCTGAATAATTTTAATAACATTATTAAGCTGGTTAGCTAATATTTCATCACGTTTTAAAAGCGATAATAAAGGTTTATTATCATATATCCAATGATAAGGATCTCCAGGTTGATATTGAGGAGCATCTTGATTGCTTAAGTTTACAGGCTTAAAAGATTTTTCAGGATCGGTTGGCATAAAATTATATATTAATTACTTGCTAAAAATGCCAAGTAATTAGATCACAGAAAATTAATTCGCCAATTCCAGGTGATTTGCATCTGATCAGTCTTAGTTAGATCTGGAAATGTAACCATGCTATAGAAATCTCCATTATTCATAATAAGAGCCATCTCATTTAAAACACTTCCAATCGCATCATCATATTTAAGAACAGAAGTAAATATTACTTGAGATGATATCGATGGATCAATACTAGAAACAACGGGTTTCTCTACTATGGTTGCCCCAAAAAGCCCTGTTCTTTCTGCATCTACTATTTTCGGCTGATTGCTTGTTGTTCCTCCATTACCAAAACGCATTTTAGAAACATAAAATCTATATGTTTCTCCTATTTCGTTTGCTAAGCTAAGAGCTAAAGCTTCTCTTCCTTTTTTTAAAACTGTATTTTTCATTGTATAAGTATTAGTTTTATCATCATTAAGATATTCTATACAAACATCTACAAAACCAACTACAGTTTGATTGTTTATCATAATTTTCTCTTTTCTTTATTTCCGTTTAATGTTGATATTTCAAACGTAATGCTTTCACTTTGTGCCACAAAACCCAGCCCTGGGTTTGTAGGCGTTATTATTTCTTTGCCAGATCTATCAAAAGATAAACTTAGCGTATTGTTTTCACACGTAGTTTCGCTAGAAGACATACAGTTTAAGTAGCTTTCTTGTATTTCAACTTCTGGTTTATTAAATTTTAAAATTTCTACTTCCAATTCAGTTCCACTTTCTACGCCAAAACTTTCAAATAGTCCTGACAACCATATTGTAGAACCATCTATTTCGCTAATAAAATAGTAATTATTATCTAAATCTAGTTCTATATATGGATCATCATAGGATTTCAATAATATTGCAAAATCCTCTTTAAAAGCGTCTGATAAAGTCGCTGGTGTGCTGCCTCCATTTGCTCCATTTACAATCTCAAACAGTTCTTCAAGATTAGTAGTACTTTCTGCTTTTAATCCTAAATAAGAAAAATATCCATTGGAAGACATTGTTATCATTTGTCTAAACTCAGCACCAACAGATCCTGTGTTATCTCCATTATATGTGTCTATATAAACTGTTCCGTTTTCTGGTTGGGATATTATCTTGCAAAGAAAATCATTGCTATCGATGCTAAAAAATAAATAATTATTGTCATTTTTCAACAAAACTTCATGATTATCAATGTTTACTAAAGATCTATATGAGTGAGAAAAATTAGCACTACCAGACCAAACAACTTCTAAGCTTTCGTTTAAAATAGAGTATGGTTTATTAATTAGATTTTTTATTATTATATTATCATTATTATTTAACAACAATTTATTGCTTGGTAAAATTTCTTTTACATCTAAAATATAATCAGTACCACTAAAATTAATTTTTATTTTAAAATTATTATTTAAATTAATGTTTTGATCATCTTTAATAAAATCTACACTACTATCAAATAAATCTAAATAATCATCTCTACTGATAGTTGTAGTTGTTTCAAAAAGTTTATTATATAGCTTGAAATTAAAAATCCCACTACTCAAAGGCTCTAACACCCCAGAAACAACCAAATAGTTACTATTTGATGAATCTTTTGATATATTATAAACCCCCGCATTCAATCCAGATGTAATTTCTAAAAAGCAATCATCTGATATTATTGTGTTTCTTAAGTCAACATCTTCAGAAAAAAGAACTGTTTTTTCATTTTTAAAAGTTAAATTTCCAGTATAAACAGTTTCAAATTCTGCCATATCACTTCTTAGTTTTCTTTCTTTTTCTAACTTGTTTCTATAAAACCATTGTTGAGCAGCACCAGAAATTACGTCTTCACTAGCTCTATATGAGATTATAACATCATAGTCTTCTACTGGAGGAACCACGAATTCATTTTGTCCTCCATACATGTTTATGTTTCTTAAATATGAGTGAAACGGTATGTTTTCAGATAATATATTTTTAATTTCTTCTACACTATCATCTGATAATTTTTCCACTTCAACATCTATATCAAAACTACTACTTCTACAATAAGAGCAAGGATCAATAAAATCTTTATCTATGTCGCAAGGATTATTACTGTCCCGAGTTGAGCCATTGTATTGGTCCATATTATAGACATTTTCACTATATGGAAATTCGGTTCTTATTTTTCCAAACACTAAGTTTTTAACAAACGGATGTCTTGTTGATATTACAAGATTAATCATGGGATCATTTTCTGATATTAATCGAACATTCCAATTTTTTAAAGGTAGTGTAAGAACACTAGACCCATCCACCAACTCTTTCTCATTTCTAGAATCGGATAGTGGTAAATTTTTAATATATTCATCTAAGTCGTTTTCTGTTGAATTTGATGGTAGGCTATAGTAATAAGAAAATCTTATTGTATCCCCCACGTCTAGATTTATTTCTTCACCAACAGAAACTATGGTTTTTCCATACTCATCATCTGATACAGAAAAATCAGATAACAGTAGTTCAATAGTTTCTATCGAGTTATATTTTGTTAAATATATTTTAAATTTTGAAGAATCAACACCGATTGCTTTTTTTGTTAATGTAAACTGATTAACACTTGCAGAAGCATCCTCTTCATTGTAGAAGAAAGAATCTTGATAAAAATAAGGAGAAGTTATCTGCCAATAATTTTGAATACCAAGATACTTCATTCCTGCTTGCGATAAAGAGTCTTTTACAGAACCCAATGTTCCTTTTTTCTTGTATAAAGGAATTGCTTCTTTTATCTGTCTTCTCCATAATGTTGGATCTTGACTTTTTAGTCTTAAATCAAGAGTGTTTCCTAAATATGTTATTATATACTCACTCACACCATTCGCATCTAACAAGTCTACTACTTGATTTCCTATATCTTCTATTAGTGTAAATCCTGCCGCTACAGATTGGTTAAGTTTTTGTAAAACATCAGGAGATCTATCATTATCTGACATTCTCATCTTATACATTTCAGGAAGATATCGTTCCAATAATGTTTCATATTTATCAGGTTTAGTGTGATGAGCAGGAGAAGAAGTTGATAAAAAATTTGAGCTTTTTAAGTTAAACTTAATGTTGTTTGAGAAAAGATCTTGTCCAACTTTGGGGATCCAGGACCAGCAAATAAAATAATCACCCTCCCTCATCCCAGAGCTATCCCATAAGTATTCAAAACCGCCAACACCGGAGGACTTTGAAATTAATGCATTGCTAGTATCTGTTGAAAGCCAAGCAGGAAAATCACTATTGCCTATTACTTTTACACAATTTGTTGTTTTGTAGTAAAAACTATCATTATATGTGTAAACATCTCCTTTGCTTGCAAAAGTAATAACCGAATTAGCAAGTGTTGAAGACGCAGGAGAGGATAGCATTATTGTGTTATCATCATTTATGTAAGAAACTGTTGTTCCGTCTCTAATCCCATCTCCTAATACGCTCATCCCAACCTGTATATTACTAGAATCAGCAGATATACAAGTAAAGAATCTTGATCCTTGTGTTAAGTTTCCCGATATACTTACATTATAAACATTTTGATTAATATCATAAGAGTATTCTTTTTGCTCAGAGCTTGAAAAATCTCTTTCTACAAAGTATATTTTTATACTTTCTACTTTATACGGATCTATTAAGTAATTATTTTCATCTGTAATTTTAAAAGAAAATAATATCTGGTCGGCTACTGTTGGATTTTGATCTATTGTTTTCATTATTGTAAATTTTCGTACTGAAAGGTTATGTTAATAATATCTGGTCGTATTATTTCATTAAATTTCGGAACCAGCATATTAACACCTTCTGAAGTATCTGTTGTGAATGTAATCTCATAACGATCAGGTTCTCTTATATCGGATAGTGTTTTTATTATATCTATATCTCTTAATATTTTTCCATAATCCCAATTAGTCAGTAAAAAGAAATCATTTATTCTTCTTGTTATTTTTTCTTTAATTTCATCTTCAAACTTTTTATAAAATCTGTCAACAAAAACGTCAATAGAAATTGTTGTTTGTATTATTTTGCCATCTTTTATGCAAACATAATCTGTTAACATTTTATTTTCTTCTATGTATTGTTTAAGCTCATATTTCAGCTGATCTCCTGCTTGTTCAAGAGTTTGTTCATCTTTTTTAGATAAAACATATAAATCTACTATATTAGCAGAGCATCCATAGTTTCTTAAAGATGCTGTACATTTTCCAATCTGCCCTTGATAAGGACTTACAAATTGCTCAGATAAAGTTTTATAATCCAATCCTGTAACAGCTCTATTTTGTGTTCTTAGATATTGTGGAAGTTTTCTTCTAATATCGTCTATTGTATCGCCATTGTATCCATACTGACCTTTGGTATAGTTGCTAAAAGTTATAGGAACGCTAAGTTCATAGTTTGGAGGATTAACAATAGTTTGTGTTGATACGCTTCCTGCAACAATATTACCTATAGATCCTCCTCCGGTTCTATAGGTGACTGATATTTGACTTCCTTGTGAGGGAAGTAGTCCCGCTCTATTATTTCCAAATATAACATACCCTACATAATTAGAATCAAATTCAACTCTATACTCTCTTCTTGGCTGGCTATCTGTAAAATAATCTACTTCTGTCCACTTTACACCATCTACATAAACTGAAATTGAATCATATATTACTGGCAAGTATGCAAGTTGAACTGTTTGACCAACAACACCTGTTCCGCTGACAATATCATTTCTTGTAAAGCCTTCTAATCCAACAACACTAGCATTTACGAAGCTGCCGGCAGGTATAATTATATTTTCATTAAAAACAGGATTGTTATTAGAATCTGCTGCAAAAAGCTCTATCCTTATTGGAGTATTTCCGCTTGTAGTGCTAACGCTTAACGGAGTAGGGACAACAAGATCAAAATCTAGTACATTGTTTATAGTTGCAGTCCAAAGAGATTTTGCACTTATGGGTGGTTGAGGTTTAAATCCTACTAATTTAGCAAGTCTAAATGCGTTTTCTAATTCAGTTACTGTATCTATAAAAACTTCATTTGCAATTTGATCTATTTTAAAACTAAGAGTGTCCGCAATAAAAGCCCAGTTTTCTATAAGCATTATTCCGATAGAGCTTTCTACAAAATCATTAAATTCACCTGAATATTTTTGTTTTATAAACTCTACAAGTCTTGTTTTCATTGACCAAAAATCTTGATTTGTATAATTTAAATTAAAAATATTTGGTTTTTTAATTGATTGCGATTGGGCATAAGGAGTTATATCAAATGGGCAATTGTTCATAATATATTATAGTCTCTATGCTAGTGGAATTTCTAATACTAATTCTTGAACTTCTGATAATTGTTGTGGATCTACAAATATTATTTTTATACTTAAAATGCTATCTATATCCTCGCCTGGATCTTGAAAGTTTAAATCACTTTGTGAAACTTTACTTGAAACACTTATCTGATTGACAACTATTCGAGGCTCCCATTTAGCTATAGATGCTATGATCATGTTTCTTGCTGTCGCCTCTAGAGTGGCGTCATTTTGTTCAAAAATAAGCCTTTTTAAAGGAGTTCCATAATCTGGTAAGAAAACCCGCTCACCAGGATTTGTTAACAATAAAGTTAATAAATCTGATTTTATTTGAGATACTCCGCTTTGAGTTCTAAAAAATCCTAATGGATTTTTTGTTATTGGATATGGTACGCCTAAAAAATTAGCCATACCATATATAAGCGTATAATCTCATATTCCTACAGCTTGATTTGCAGAATTTGTTCCTGTTGTGATTATATTATTTCCTTGTAAAGTAGCTTCATTTGCGACCACGCCTTCAGGAGGACCAGAAGTGCCTTCACAACAAGGCTTAGTAGGACAAGTAACCAGAGGAGACATAGAGAAAATACTAGCAGCACTAGCGGAGCAACTACTACTTGCATACACTCTATCGCTTAATCTTATGCACCCATTCATATAAACAAGAACTGGACCCATACACGGAACACATCCAGGTTCACCATCGGCTGGAGCACAATCTTTTCCTGCTAACAATAGTATCTTATCATCAGCAACAAAAACATGTGATTTTTTTGTAACATTCACATAATAATCTTTTGTTGAAACAACTTTAATTCTACTTACTATTTCAACTTTATCTGAAGGATTTTTTTCTGGATCTCCTACTATTTCAATACTATCATCATACGTTGAAACAATATGTTTACCGCCACTCCTTGTTAATATATAAGACCCTTCTGAACTAGGGCTTTCTTGCATTCTAAATAAGTGAGGACCGCTAGATCCTTCTGCTGTTTTTCTTGGGGTCAATAATTGTAAATATTGTTGTTGAGTTTCTTGTTGAGAAAACCCTTCGCTCATAATAAGCTCCATGCCATATCCAGAACGTAGTCTTACATATCCTCTTTTTGCAAAAGACTTAATTTCTCCGCCTTCTTTTCTTATTGGCGAACACTGATCATTTGCTTCATCACTCATATCAAGTGTGTGATTAGAAGTGCTTTGAATATGTATCCCACGCCTATCACCAGCAGTACAAGAAGATAATGTGTGATCATTTAATTCTATTTTGTTTCCTGTTGCTGTTTTTATTTTTATGCCGTTGTTTTCATTCCTAACAGGCTCGCTTCCACCGCTTGTTTCAGAGTCATTTAGTTCTATGCTGTGTCCTGTTGTGCTTTTTAAATACATTCTTCCAACAAATGTGTTGTTACAACCAAAATCAAAAGCTTTTGTTGATCGGTCCCAATTCATATCTCCAGAAGGTTCTTCGACACTATCATCCATCACAAATGTATGCCCACTTATACTCATGATTTGAACACCCGTTTGAGGTAAATCACACTTATTATTCTGTGGTGTTTGAGGACCTTTGTATGGTCTACATTCATTTGCATGTTTAAAGTATGGATTGCTGCCTACTTGTCCTTTAGGATATTTAGAATTTGTTCCTCCTGTGTTTGGATGTCCTCCTATTATATTTTTGTTGCTACTTTGACCTTCACAGTTTAATTTTTCACTTGGTGCTTTGTAGCCAAAAGCAGAGCTTACCCCACAACCACTATTGACATCTCCATCAATTGCTCCACAACTTGTATGTGACCATTGTCCTCCATAGTGAAGATGGTCATCTTTAAACATTAACCAATTGCCACAACTGCTCATCAATTCCATTCTTTTCCATTTTCGGTTGCACTTAGCATCTCCATCTACCATTTTTAACATATGCTTTTCAGGAGTTTTAAATCCATAAATATTAGGATATGTTATTTTTCTTTGAGCATCCACATCTTCTGAAAAATCAACTTTTGAGCTAATATCAAATCCGTTGTAGCTTTCTGTGTTCCAAGGAGGCAACACTTGGCTACCATCATTAGGACCAACTAAATATCCTTTTCTTTTGTTTTCATAAACATTATTATACTCATCTATATTTTTATACAACCAAGTGTGAGGTTGTCCATCCTTGCCTCTATCTCTATGCCAAATTGTTCCAAGATAATAAGGAGCATCTCTGTATCCTCTTTCAAATACTATTGCAACCATACTCCCCGCAGGCGGAACCCAATTTAATCCTGAGTCATCAAATCCTCCCATTGCAGATATTGGATAAGCCCAAGGAAATTCTTTTATTGGTCTTAAAGGATTGTGTATTAATGGGCAAAAAAATCTTATTCTATTTGCCTTCCAAATATCCACAGTATCAATACAGTATGCTAAATAAATACCATGTAGTGTTTGATCTTGAGTAAAAACCTTAACTCCATCGTTAAGATCACTCAAAACTACTGGTTTATTTTGATATTGCAATCTATTAAATTTAGATTCAAGGTTTTTAATTTTAAGTTGTAATTCTTTATATTTTTTAATCATTTTACATATCCTCACACTGTTTAGGTTCAGGCTTGGTTTTAGTCTCTACCTTATCAGCTTCTTTTTGTCCGCCCAAAGGAGCATCAAACGGCAAATCAACACCAGGAGCGGGAAGCTTCAGCTTCAATGTAGTATAGTAACTACCAGGATTTATTTGGTGATCAACACCTGTGATCATCCAGTTTTTGTTGCTAAAAACTGAATTACATACTGGTTCTGCAAGCCAATCTGGGCATCCTGTTTCACCAGTTGACCTCAAGTGATAGGGATTAATTACAATTAAAGATATTGTCTTTGTCATAAAGAATGTTGGAAATACATAAGATGGATCTCCAATAATTTTCAACTCTGCTTCTATGGGCGAAAACATTTCTCTAAAAGCGTTTGCTTTTTGATGAGCAGCATTTGCCTCAACCTCATCAGCGGCTCTATTACTATTCCCTTCAGAAGATGAGTGAGGTACATTTGCGACCATAACCCCACCACAATCTTTTTGGATTTCTTCTCCCCCTGAACCACATTTTTTCTTTCCATCTGGTTTTGCTCCTTCTCCGCTATCTGGTGCTGCTCCTCCACCATTGCAGGAATTAGGAGTAAATGTCCAATTAACAGATGGATTAAAGCTCACAACTGGACTTTTATTTCCTCCATTGACAATATATGTTCCTAAATGAAAATCACCACCCATTGAACAAAAATCTACAATAGGTTTACACTCATCAGGACCAGGATCCTCTAGCAATACAAGTACGGCTTCTTCGTCAAAATCCGGGCGACCTGTATGGAATATGTATTCATCTTTTGTCATGTGTTGAAAAACTATCCCTTTCCCAGCTTCTGTCACATATCCTTTGATCCAATTTCTTATTGATTCTAATTTGTTCTGTTGGTTGGTTGACCAAACAGCCAATGGACCTTCTCCTTTTTTGTTTGCATCTCCATCTTTTTTAAAATCCCATCTAGAAAGATAATCTGATTTTAAAAAATCTACATGAAATCTTGGCTTTTGTCCTGTTTTTGCAAGTATCCTTATAGCTTCTTTTAAAGTTACTTTGTGATCATCCTTACCTACATTACACTCCAGCCTAGTTTCCCAAACCCTACTCATCATATCTTGTGCCTCAAGAGTATATCTTATCATTCCTCCTTCATACACAACATTCATTCTAATTGGTAGAATACTTATCCCTGTTTGTGGTCCATTTCCTGAGTTTTTGACGGATATTTTTTCATAATTTTGATCTTCACCTCCATGATTTTTTGTTACAATCCATCCAAAATCTAATTCAAAATTCTTAATATCATCTTTAATGTTACCTAAACCTTTGTTTATAGACTCAAAAGATTTAGTAAAATTACCACCTTCTTCATCAATTATTTCTATTGAAACACCCATCCCCTCAGACGCACCATACTGCATAGACTTTATAACCGCTGTATTTCCTTTACCAGGTCTGGAATTATTTCCTACTGTTAATAATTCTCCATTAAGAACGAATTTTACTTCAACAAAAGGAGCATAAGAATATCCTTCATTTTTTTCAAAAGGAAGCTTTATTGATCCGCATCCATATTTTTCTTGACATGATTTTAAAAAATCTTCAGCCATTATAATCCTTATTAAAGCAAAACCGAATCAGGTATTCTCAAATTCAATCCAGTTTTAAAATCAAATATATCTTTTATTCCATTTACTTCCATTATTTTCCACCAAAAGTCACAAGTTCCATATGCCATTTGAGAAACAAGATCTGGTCTGTATTCCAAATTAGCCGGCACGGACATAAATCTATCCCTAGAGCTGGGTAATAATTTTTTTTTCTTGTATGTATTAAAAGTTAGCAACTTATTTTCGGTATAGTAAACCACTGACGAAGCAGAATATCTACTTGAAAAGGTTACAAATTTTTTTGCCGAAATGCTTGTTGTTTCATAATAATTAGCCATTTATCGACGCCCCCCATTTAATATTCTTTCTTGTCCAGGTAGATCATCTGTTTTGTATACTACCTCCCAACTCATATCTATACTAAATTTATAAGGAAGTTTTGTTTTATGATCCCAAGGAACATCTGGGGGAAATCTAACTGAGTAGCTTTTTAATACTGCACAAACATCGGTTTCTCCTAATAATTTTCCACAACGAATATTACAAACAGGAGGAGGAGCATAAGGAACGCTACCACCATCTCTTGGATAAACTAAACTCTGTATCGATCTCAGATATTTTAAATTTTGTTCTATATCTTTTTCTTCGCAAACCATAAAATGAGCGGTCCAACCAATCGTTCTATTTTCTCCATGAGAAAAAGTTTTTATAGGAATGCTTCTTCCAATAGCTGTTTCATCACCATATGTGGCACCCTTGCCATCAGATATGTCAGGTATTATTCTCATTGGTATAGTATTACTTTTTGAAATTTGAATATAACAATCCGATATCTCCTCTAGAACGCCACTTGAATTTGTTGCTTTTGAGTTCATATAATTTCTTTCTCAACCTACATTAGATAAATTGGTTACTCCTATTGCCGCTCCTTGATTGTGCTTGCCCATAGACCATTTATAATATTTTGGAGGACTGGATGGGATTGTATTAGCCATAGTGCTTTCTGATTCTGTTCCTGAATCGCTTGTAGAAGGAGTTAATTGAGCAACCATCTGTGTTAATAAATCTATCATTTCGTTCATTTGATCTACTTGTTTTTGATTTGTATCTGCTATGCTTCCTAATTCTTCGTTTCCTGTTCCTGTGGTTGAAGATTCAACTGATGATACTTCTCTTTCTACCCTGTCTTCAATTGCCGCTGGTGCTGTGGTTGCAACTGTTGGAGATAACATTTCTGTTACCGCTCCTATAAGACTTGATGTTGGAGAAAAAGCAACAGAAGCCATAAGATTCATCTTCTCTGCTAAAGCAAAATCAAGTATTGCGTTTTTAATTTCTTTAAAAGAATTTTTATCAAATTCTGAAACGCTCTTGTTGAGTTCTTTTATACCTTCTCCAAAATTTTTGATTCCTTCTCCTATTAACCAAATTTTATCTGCTATTGGTATAAATTCTTTAATGTTATCTAAAGGACTCTTTGCCCCAAAAAGACTAGCAATTCCAGAGATGACACCAGAAGCCGTTCCGGCCAACATACCAACAGAGAACACTCCCATTCCTATTCCTATTGCTGCTAATCCTCCTCCCACCATAACCAGATTATTGCCATCAATTTCTCCAATTGATTTTAGCGACTCTGAGAATGATTCCATACCTACAGACGCAATGCCTAAACTAACTCCTAAAATTGCTACCGTTACTCCCAAGGCTGCTAATCCTGCGAGTCCTGCTCCAAATACTAGTGCCGCAACACCACCTGTTCCTACAAACAAAGCTCCTAAACCAAAAATAGCTGCTGTAAATCCTGTTAAAGCCACAGCCCCGATTGCTAACGATGCCCAGTCAATATTGTTGAATGTTTGAAAGCCTTTCCCCGCCACCCACATTGAAGAACCAAGTACAAGTATTGCTGCCGCCCCCAGAAGAACTTGAGTAGAGACATTTCCTAAAAGTAAAGCAGCACCTGTGAGAACTCCAAGAGCCACTGCTCCTTTGCCTACATCTTCCCATTCAACATCTCCAAATTTTTTAAAACCATGAGCAGCCATTAATAGAGCAGCTCCAAGTAATACTATGGTTCCTGCTCCCTTGAGGGTTTTGCTATCACCTAATTTAGCTAACATGTTGCCAAATCCTTCCATGCCTTTGCCAACTGTTCCTGCAACACTATCAGCAACGCCGCCCGCAGCACCCGCAGCACCTGCACCCGCAGCAGCACCCTTACCACCAAAAAGTTTACCTAAAAATCCGCCTGCCCCGCCTACATCACTACTTAATTGTCCAAGACCTTGTCGAAGCATGTGGTAGTTCCACAGAGAGCTTGCAGCAAAACCTCCAATTTGTCCCGCCAAGTCTACTATTGAGGATGTCATTCCCGTGTAGTATACGGCATTGCCATCAAGTGCGTTGAATAGATTACTAATTGCATTTTGTGTTTTTCCACTTAAAGTGTCATTTAATCGCATCATAGTGTCATTAAGCTTAGTAATAGGATCGGTGGCTTTTTTTTGTGCCATTGCCAATCTTTGATTACCTTCATTTAATTGATCCACAACAGACTGCATTGCAGCGGGATCTTTAGCCAAAGCTTTTTCCATTTCCGATGGATCTATATTCAAAGGAGTCTCGCCGGCTTTTTCTAAACTTTTATTTAAATTTTCTATTGTTTTTGGTAGTAAATTTGATGTATTTACACCTTCACCTAAAGCCTTTAGCTCTGCTCCAAACACACTATCTTCTTTGAGGCTATTAGCAGCTTCCTCAAAAGAAATATTTTCATTTTTCATTTTTTCTTGAATTTTAGAAAGCAGTCCCAATGAAGCACTTGACTCTAAAGATCTTTGTTTTTCTGCCAAAGCAAGTTCTTTTTCTTTTTTTAGTTTTACATCGGTTATTTTGTTTATGGCATCTTGTTCTTTTTTTATGTCTTGAAGTTGTTCTGTGAGAGGTTTATTTGCTTCTTTTATAGACTTTGATGTTTTTAAAGCTTCGACTGCAGTTACTCCAAAAGCCGACTTCATCATAGTATTAATATACTGTTTTTGACTTGAGCTCATATTTTTAAACTGTTCTTCTGAATGCACGCCAAAACGTGCAAGCATACTATCTATCCCCCCAGCTAACTCTGTCATTCCTTCTTTTGAGTTTGCAAGAGTTCCATCTTGCATTTGTTGTAGTAGTTTTGAATTCCCTCCAACAGCTTGTGCTATGAAAGATTGCATCTCCCGATTAGCATTGTTAAATCCATAAATTCCTTGACTTAATGTATCGAATAAACCTTCAGCAAATTCTCCAACTCCGAACTTCTCAGCAGAAGCCAATGCTCCTACAATATTAGATGCTCCTTTGGCTGTTAGTGTGCCAAAGTTTCTCATATTTTTCATTATTCTTTCGCTTGATCTGATGGCTCTTGCTAAGTTTTCTCCAGTAACTCCTGTGCTTCTTGCAACATCTAAGATTCCTCTGCCAAATTCTCCCATTTGAGAGTTGCTCATATCCATCTGTAAAGACATATTTGAAAAAGTTTCTTCAAGAGTTCCCGCTTCCACTCCTATCATTTTTTCAGTATTTAATTGATTTTTTGCTATACCTAAAGCTACTTTTTGTTCTTTTGCTCCCTTTTTTAATGCTTGGAGATATGCTGCCTGTGTAGTTGTTCTATCAAAACCTGTTATTCTTGTGGTTTCTCCTATTTCTTCAAAGCTTCTTTGCAAACTTTTTGATTCCTGTGTAGCACCAGCAATTTCAAATGCTATTTGTCTAACATCTATGGTGAAATCTCTCTCTGCGGCAACTAAGTCTTTAAACACAACTTCTGTTGCTCTAAATCCTAAAAGATGTCTTTGCATCTCTCCCACAGAGTTTCCAAATTTTTCAAGATTATCAGCAGCCATCATCAAACCACCGAATTTTGCTGTTTTTTCAAGCGTCTCCAGAGACTCTAGTGCATCCTCTAATCCACCACTATTCAAACCTACATCTACTTCACTCATTGATTCTGTGTTTGCTTCACTCTCTAATGGTTTTACATCTGTCTCGCCAAGTATTTTATCTGGACATAGACATGAATTTAATGTTTTTAGTAGAGATGTCTGCTTTTGCATTTGCAAATACATTAACTTTTGTATTTTTTCAACATGATCATCATGTGTGTATATGCTACCTTTTTTTAATCCTTTTTCTGCTAATTTTTTCATGACCTTATCTGCAGAAAAACTCATCTTATCATTTTTTGTTTCTTTTGGTTGTGCTTTATTTCCCATAAAATCTTTAACAGACTTAACAAGATTTTCTACAGACTTTACAGCATTCGAAAACTTAGGAATGTATGACTTTAAATCTTCAATCATCTTATCACTGTTTTGAGAAGCAGTTTTATTAAAAGGCTTGGCTGTGCCTACATTTCCCTTGGCTAAACTCTCAACGAG